CTTTAAGTTATAATGGTGTTATACTTGAAATGTTGAAGGACACAGGAATCAAAACAAAAATCATTAAGCAGTATTTACCTGTTATAAATAAGCTTGTCAATCAATACCTCCAGATCCTTGACTTCTTTGTCTCGTTCAATCTGGATGAAGCCTTTCAAGAAACAATTAGATCTCGATTCCGTGACTCGTTCACATATGATTCGTTTTCTGAAGGTGAAAAGCAACGTATTGACTTGGCACTTCTGTTTACATGGCGTCAAATCGCAAAGATGAAGAACAGTGTTGCAACTAATCTTCTGATATTAGATGAAACGTTTGACAGTTCGTTAGACCATGAAGGTATTGATAATCTAATGAAAATCATTTACACTCTTGGAGATGATACAAATATCTTTATTATCTCTCATAAAGGTGAAATGCTTGATGGCAAATTTGGAAATAAACTTGAGTTTGTCAAGGATAAAAACTTTAGTAAAATCAAAGGAAGTTGATTATGAAAATTAGTGCAGATACAGTAAGCGTTCTCAAAAACTTTGCTGCTATTAATAGTAATATTGTTATTAATCCTGGTAACAAGATTATGACAATCTCTGAGGCAAAGAATATCCTTGCCGAAGCATCAGTTGAAGAAGAGTTTGGAAATACAGTAGGAATTTATGATTTACAAGAGTTCCTTAATGTGTTACAATTAGTAGATACACCATCACTTAAATTTGAAGAGAACTTTATGCGGATTGGTGGTAATGGTGGTCGTGCTATGGTTACCTACTATTACTCAGACCCTGAGATTCTTACTACGCCATCTAAGCCAATTAATATGCCTGAAGAAGATGTATGGTTTAGTCTTGATGATAGTACAACCAATAGTCTGAAAAAAGCTGCAGCAGTTTTTGGTCATGGTCAACTTGTAATTGAACCCGATAACGGATCTATTAAATTATCTGTGGTTGATCCAGACAACTCAACAGCTAATGAATATTCAATCATTGTAGATGGAGGATACAAATCTGATAAATTTAAATTCATTGTAAACATTGCTAACCTGAAAATGATTCCAGGTAGTTATAATGTAAAAATTTCATCGAAACTTATTTCACAATTTAGTAATGAGGATTCTAGTGTAGTATACTGGATTGCCCTCGAAAAGTCATCAACATACGGAGAATAAAATGGCAAATAATAACATGGTTGACCTGAAAATGGCACACGAATCACACGCACCAATGTACGATCTATCGAATCGTATTTGTCGGTCAACAATTGCAGTTATCGATACTATGGTACAAAGAGGAGCTGTAAAAGGTGAAGAGTTATCTACCCTCGGGCAACTGCGTGATCAATCAACACAGATGATTCAAATGTGTGAAACATATCAACAAGACCGAGCAGCAGAATCTGAATAAAGGTACACTATATTATGAATGACTTTCTCTGGGTTGAGAAGTATCGTCCTATTACAATCGAAGAAACTATCCTTCCTTCTTCATTAAAACAAACGTTTCAAGAGATTGTAAACAAGGGTGAATTACCTAACATGCTTTTTACTGGCACTGCAGGCCTCGGTAAAACTACCGTAGCTAAAGCAATCTGTAAAGAGCTTGACTTAGACTATATTATTATTAACGGCTCAGAGGAAGGCAATATTGAAACTCTTAGAGGTAAAATTAAACAGTTTGCCTCTAGTGTTTCCCTGCAAGGAGGTTATAAGGTAGTTATTCTCGATGAGGCTGATTACCTTAACCCCCAGTCTACACAACCTGCCTTGCGGGGATTCATTGAAGAATTCAGTAACAATTGTAGATTTATTCTCACTTGCAACTTTAAGAATCGTATTATTGAACCACTTCACTCTCGATGTGGCGTCTATGAATTTAATACCTCTAAAAAAGATTTAGCCGATCTTGCAGCTCAATTTTTCAAAAGATTTATATACATATTAGATCAAGAAAACGTAGCGTATGAGCAGAAGGGTGTTGCAGATCTCATTATGAAATACGCTCCAGACTGGAGGAGGGTGCTCAATGAAGGACAGCGTCGTAGTATTAGTGGTGTTGGGATTAACGGGAGCGATAGCTCTCATGTCAGTGGTGGCTTTAATGACCTCGCCAACCATCTAAAGACAAAAGACTTTAAGAAAATGAGATCATGGGTCGTAAACCATATGGATATAGATACTAATGCTATATTCAGAGGTTTGTACGATAACATGAATGAATATGTTCAGTCACAAAGTGTACCACAGCTTGTATTAATCTTAGCTGATTATCAATATAAAGATGCATTTGTGGCTGATCATGAACTTAATATTGTTGCTTGTATGACAGAAATTATGGCACAGGTGGATTTTAAATGAGACTGGCTATTGGTCTAATTATATTATGGCTTTTGATATATCAAGATGCAGTACTGTTCAAGGCATTGCATAGCTTCATACTTAACATAGTGGGGTAAATATGTTAACACTCTATTCAATGAAAAACTGTCCATATTGCGACCTTATGAAATCAATGCTTGATGAAACATCTCATAAGTATGAAATTATAAATGTTAATGAAAATAAAGATGCTTTAAATTTCATCCGAGAACAAAATCACAAAACTGTACCTCAACTTTATTATAATGATATTCACATTAATAAAAAAGAAGATACTAGACAGTATACATCTGGTGAATTAAATGATATAATCAGTGATGTAATAGATCACCAAACATGGCCTGGTATAGACGGCGGCATTGAACACGGAATTTAAATGAATCCTTTTGACTATGTAACAAGTATTAATTATACAAAACAAGATATAATGAATGATGACCAAGATGAAAAAGCATATCCTGCTTTTATGGTAAATCGTTCATTATCTTACTTTGCAGATACTGTAGGACTGGCAAATGTCATGAATCGGTATCACCACCTAGACTCAAAACTTCAATATCATTTTTTGATAAATATAGTTCGTAAACGTAAAAGATTTTCGAAATGGGTAAAACCACAAACTGAGAGTGATATTGAAGTGATTAAAGAGTACTATGGATACAGCAACGAGAAAGCTAGACAAGTCTTGTCACTTCTGTCACCTGAACAAATAACAATTATAAAACAGAAGGTGAGCAAAGGTGGAAGAACAAGTAATCGTTGAATGGAGTCCAGCTGATATGCTGGAGGTTACACTAAATGAACCAGATGACTTCTTAAAAGTTCGTGAGACATTAACACGCATTGGTGTTGCATCTCGTAAAGATAAAAAACTTTATCAATCGTGTCATATCCTACATAAACAAGGACGGTACTTTATAGTACATTTTAAAGAGCTGTTTATGTTAGATGGTAAAAAAGCAAATCTTGAAGAAACAGATATTCAAAGACGTAATACTATTGCTACATTAATTAGTGATTGGGGTCTTGTTGAAATACAAGATCAGCAAAAAGCTAGTGACTGCGCACCCTTACGTCTTATAAAAATATTACCGTATAAAGAGAAAAACTCTTGGGAGTTATGCCCTAAATATAATATTGGTAATAAGTGACTTTTTGTCATATCTGCTATGTACATTTGGTATAGCAGCTACTATATAAATAATACTGGAATGCGGAATTAGCCGGTTCCAAATCAATCTTGCTTGTAAAAGGAGAAAACTATGACAGGCGTACAATCACTATTTCCACGTTCATCTTTTGTTGGTTTCGATCACTTATTTAATGAACTAGAGCACGTAACAAGACATGCTCAAGACCACTATCCACCCCACAATATTATTCGAACAAGCGATACAGATTATCTGATCGAACTTGCTGTGGCCGGATTTACAAGAGATGAGCTTAACATTGAAGTCAAAGATAGAACATTGACTGTGAAAGGTGAACACCAATCAAAGGGTCGCGAGTACATTCACCGTGGGATTTCCACTAAGAAGTTCAAACGCACCTTTAGGCTGTCCGAGCATGTAAATGTAAACGGAGCAGACTTAGTGGATGGGGTATTGTCAATTGAATTGAAATATATCGTCCCGGAAGAACTGCGTCCTCGTAAAATCGAAATCGGTCATTACGAGGAATTAACAAATGACACAAACACTAAAGAACTTCTTACAGAAGCTGATTAATAACTATCAGATGGCTAAAGCAATCAGACAAACAGAAAATGAATTGCGTAAGCTAACTGATGCAGAATTGAACGATATTGGTATTGCAAGAGGCGATATCTACTCTATTGCTAGACAAGATGCAGATATGAAACAATCACATCTCATCGCTCCTTTTAACCCTAACCTAAGAGGATTTGTCTAATGGCTTTCTTAGTAGATACAGTCACAATCGATCATCGTTCAACATTCCAAAAACTTTGGGCCAGATTTTTAAGATGGGCTGAAGTTGTTGGATATAGCAGAGCAGCTGCTCATCTTGCAAGTCAAGGTCAATACGATCTAGCAAAGAATTGCATGATGCAAGTTGCAAAGCTGAAAGGCTAATAGAAGAATCTTAGCAGAGGGGCTGTAATGGCCCCTTCGATCACAACACAGACACAGGAGAATATTATGTCTAATCCTTATCAAATCCGTACCGACGTTCTAGCAATGGCAAAGAATATGTTGGATAAGCAATATGACACACAGATGGCAATTGCAAAAACCATGTTCGAAGCTAATAAAGAGAACATGGAACTGGCTACCGAAGCATGGAACAAATACATTCCAAAAATGTATACCATGGAAGAGGTCATGGAAAAAGCTAACGAAATGTATAGCTTCGTTTCAGAGAAAAAATAAAAATTAAGGGCTTCGGCCCTTTTTTTGTTTACATTATATCTTAATTATGATAGAATACACTTACGGAGGTATTCACTTTGACATTTTACACATCGGTTAACAGATACGGCAATTCTATCCTCTACCGTGGATATACAGATAACGGTACGGCCATTAAACAAAAGTATAAGTTTGAGCCATCATTTTTTTATCCAATCCGTGAACAAACAGTCTTTCAATCTTTCTATGGAGAAAACCTTCGTAGGGTGAAATACCCTAGCATGGCTGCAGCCAAACAGAAGATGGAGGAGATGACTGGCATCGAGAACACTCGGATGTACGGTACAAAAAACTTTATTCATCAGTTTATCACGGAGAAGTTTCCTAATGATATTGATTTCGATATTCGTAATGTCAATGTTGTCAATTTTGATATTGAAGTTGCTTCTGATGATGGGTTTCCTGAACCTGAGCATGCTGCTTATCCTATTATTTCTATTGCTCTAAAGTCTAGTAAGTCCTCTGTCTATCAGGTCTGGGGACTCGATCACTATGATCCATCCAAAACTGAAGTAGATATGAAAGGTGACCAGATTCAATATCATTATTGTGAATCTGAAACTGAACTACTTGCTAAGTTTCTTGCATATTGGACTAAGAACTATCCAGACGTTATCACAGGTTGGAACACACGTTTCTTTGACATTCCATACATTGTAAATCGTATTGCAGGTATTGGCACTGAGCAGGCAGCTCGGACTCTATCACCATGGAATCTTGTCAATGAACGTAACATTACTTCACGTGGACGTACTCTGCCTGCCTATGAGATTGTAGGTATCCAACAGGCTGACTATCTTGAGCTGTTTAAGAAGTTTGGTTATTCTTATGGACCACAAGAATCTTATAAGCTTGACCATATAGGCTATGTAGTAGTTGGAGAAAAGAAGCTATCCTACGAGGAACACGGCAACCTGTACACACTATATAAAGAGGATCACCAGAAGTTCATTGATTATAACATCAAGGACGTACAACTGGTTGACCGTATTGACCAAAAAATGGGTTTGATCTCTCTTGCCCTGACTATGGCATATAAGGGTGGTGTGAATGTGCAGGATACTTTCGGTACTACAGCCATATGGGAATCTATTATATATCGTCGTTTGATGAAAAATAACATTGTATGTCCTCTTGAACAAATCGAAAAAGTTCCATACAAGACAGTAGGTGAACGTGTCTATGATGATGGATCTACTGCTGATGCTGTGATGGGTGGTTATGTTAAACCCCCTCAGGTTGGTTCACACGATTGGGTAGTATCGTTTGACTTGAACTCTCTATATCCTAATATCATCGTTCAGTCTAATATATCACCAGAGTGTTTCTTACATGATCAGACTATTCGTTTTCCACAAGGACCTGACTACTATCTGAATGAACACAATCGACTTCATAAGATTAGTAATGAGTATTCTGTTTGTGCATCTGGTATTCCATTCGCTAAAGACAAACAAGGTATTATTCCTGAAATTATTGTTGACTTTTATTCTGAGCGTAAGGCAATCAAACGTGAGATGCTTGATACACAGTCAGAATATGAAAAAGCTAAAGATAAATCACTAGAGTCTAAGATTAACCAGCTGGAAAATAACCAGATGGCAATTAAGATCTTGCTTAACTCATTATATGGTGCACTCGGTAATAAATGGTTTAAGTACTTTAACTTTGCTCTTGCTGAATCAGTAACTTTGACTGGTCAGACTGTTATCCGTTGGGCAGAACAGGCAATTAATAATGAGATGAACAAACAGCTTGGTACTGATAAAGATTATGTGGTTGCTATCGATACTGACTCTGTTTATATAAACATGGGTCCTTTGGTTGAAAAGTACAAGCCAAATAATCCTGTTAAGTTTTTAGACAAGATCTGTCAAGAACATTTTGAGTCTATACTCAAGGATGCTTATAACCAATTCTATCATGTAACTAATGGCTATACTCCTCGAATGGAGATGGCCCGTGAGGTTATTGCCGATCGTGGTATTTGGACTGCCAAGAAGAGATACATTCTGAATGTACACAACTCTGAAGGTGTACAGTATGCTGAACCTAAACTAAAGATCATGGGGATTGAGGCTATCAAGTCTTCTACTCCTGAGGTTTGCCGTGATAAGTTCAAAGAGATTTTTAAGGTTATTATCAATGGCACTCAAGAGGATACTCATAAGTTTATTGCTGACTTTAAAAAAGAGTTCTTTCAACTTGACCCAGAGCTTGTGTCATTTCCTCGGTCAGTTCAAGGTCTGGACAAGTTTCGTGATAGACTAAGCATATATAAAAAGGGTACGCCAATTCATGTTCGTGGTTCTTTACTTTATAACAACCAGTTAAATAACCTAGATCTGACTAAAAAGTATGAGTCAATCAAGAACGGTGAAAAGATTAAGTTCTGCTACCTAAGGTCAAATAATCCTATTCAGGAGAATATAATTGCGTTTCCTGGTGTTTTACCTAAAGAATATGGTTTACATCAGTATGTCGACTATGGTATAATGTTTGAGAAGACATTTGTCGAGCCCTTAGTTCCTATTCTAGATGCTGTGGGTTGGACACCTGAACCTGTAGCATCACTGGAAGAATTTTTTGCGTAATGTATTCACTGACTGTATTCAAGAGCAAGTTTGACAACAAAACCCATCGTCGTATGGATTTTGATA